GAGACCCCGGCACAAGCCCATGGTGGAACCTCCCTGGATGGCAACGCGATCAGCTTTGCGAATGGCTCGAGGGCTACGGCTACAACACGAAAAGGACCACTCGGGTCGAGATCGAAATCATCGACTGCCCCGTCGTCCGCATCACTCAAACAGTCCGGCCGCTCACCACGAACGGACGCGGCGACATCGAGGAGACCGTCACCGAGGTCGCGATGCGTGACTCGCCGCCCGTGTGGTGGCTCTGGAACCACCCGGCGGCCACGCCATGACCGAGCTCAAGTTCTTCGTCGCCGGCCAACCAGTCAGCCAAGGCAGCATGAAATGCGTCGGCGCCCGCGGCGGATTCCACCAACTCATCGCATCCAACAAAGACACCCTCAACCCCTGGCGGGAACTCGTCCAAGCCCGCGCCGAACACGCCGCCGCCTACCGCCAATGGGTGCCCCTCGACTGCGCCGAAGCCCGCCTCGTGTTCCGATTCGACCGCCCGCAGTCGCACTACCGCACCGGCCGGTTCGCTGACCTCCTACGCGACGACGCACCCCTGTACCCGGCCACCGCGATCGACGTCGACAAAGCTATCCGCGCGATCTTCGACGCCCTGACCAACGCCCGCGTGGTCACCGACGACGCCGTGATCGTGACCGTGACCGCCGCGAAACGCTACGCCACCCCAGAACACCCCGCCGGCGTCAACGTCGTCCTCTCAGCCCCCGCACCAACCCAACCGCCCCTACTCGAGGTGACCCCATGACCCTGCCCGAAAGCCACCTCGACCTCATCATCCTCGCCGCCCACGAAGCCGCGATCACCATCCGCGACGAAGGCGTCGACGCGACCCGCGAAGCCGCGCAACGCGTCCTCCAAGCCGCCCACGGCGACGCCATAGCCGCGATCAGCGTCCTCGCCGCACTCATACCAGTCGACCGGCCACTCGACCCGTGGTGGCAATCCTGGCCCCACGCCAAACCCATTCCCGCCCCACCCGAAGACACCACCGTCGACCCCGTCGTCGTCGAACGACTCATCGGCGGCGACCGATCAGTGAAGGCCCGCCCGGTCGAACGACGCGCGGCCGTCGCCGCCCTCGACCGTCTCCCCGTATCACTCATCTCCGCGCGGATCGGTGTCACCACCCGCTCCGTAGCCCGACACCGATCCGTCGTCCGAGCCGGTCCACGATGACCGCGCCGACGCCAACCCCCGATCTCTTAACAGCAGAGAGGCCGACCAGGAGTGACACTGCACCACCGGACCCCGATCGAGACGGACGACTTCGAGGTCGTCCATGCCTCGTGACAAACGCCCCTACATCACCGTCCACGACGGCATGCCATGGCACCCGAAAGTTGAAGGGCTATCCGACAAAGCATTCCGCCTCCTCGTCGAATCCTGGTGCTGGTGCTCACTCCAAAAAACAGACGGCCGAATCAAGGCCACGTCGTGGGCTAAGCGCGGGTCGGCGGCCGCGCGCCGTGAGCTCATCGCTGCCGGTCTTGCCGTGGACGACGGGGAGGGCGGCGTAATCATGCACGACTACGACCAACACCAAAAGACCAGCGAGGAGATCGCCGAGTACCAGGAGCAACGCGCCGAGGAAGGCGCTTTCGGTGGTCACCAGCGATGGCACGTCAACCGAGGGAAGCGCGACTCGGACTGCAAATTCTGCATAGCCAGCCCCATGGGTCACCCCATGGCATCGCGATAGGCCCCCCTATGAAAATCGGATGGGGTTCGATAGCAACTACAGAAGCAACTACAACTACACCAACTACGGAAGTCATAAACGCTAGGCTGAACTACGCCGAGCATGACTTCCTAACTACCGAAAACTTGGCTTACTAACCATAAACAACAGTTTGCAACTTAAGTCCGATTAGTAGCTCGCCACGCGCGCGCGGCTTGGCGGCTCTACTGCCGGGAGGCGAACAAACATGACTGGCGCAATCAAGCCGCCGATGCCGTACTTCGGAGGGAAGATCACGCTTGGCCCGGTGATCGCGGATCTGCTGCCCGTCCACGAGCATTACGTTGAGCCGTTCTGCGGTTCGCTCGCCGTTCTGATGGCGAAGTCGGCATCGAGGTACGAGACGGTCAACGACTTGGACGGCCAGCTGATGACATTCTGGCGCATTCTGAGGGACGACACCGAGGCGCTCGCCAGAGTATGCGCGTTGACGCCTCATAGCCGCGCTGAGCACCGCCAGAGCTACGAACCAGCCGCCAGTGACCTCGAGGTAGCTCGCCGGGTGTGGGTAGGGCTGACGCAAGGCCGTGCCGGGATACGTCGATCAACCGGGTGGCGGCACTATGTGAAGCCAGTCGGGACTGCCCCGATGCCGGATTATCTCGACGGCTACGTGGACCGGATGGCGGCCGCGGCCGAACGCCTCCATAATGTCAGCCTGGAATCGAAGCCAGCCCTCGACATCATCGAACGGTACGGACGCGAAGACGGCGTCCTGCTCTACGTTGACCCGCCGTACCTGGGATCTACTCGCTCGTCGGGTTCGTATCTGCACGAGATGGGCGACGAAGCCGAACACATCGCCCTAGCCGATGCCCTGACCGGTGTGAGCGCCGCCGTTGTGCTGTCTGGCTACTCCTCGCCGCTCTACGACCGGCTTTACGGGCAGTGGGACCGCCGCGAATTCTCGGCTGGGACAGGGCAGGGCGGTGTCGTGTTCGCAAATCGCACTGAGGTGCTGTGGTCTAACAGACCGATCGGCGCTGAACATCTCTTCTCCGGTGCCTCGTTGTGACCGGGGGTACCGAACACCCAACAGACCGCGCGGTGCGGGATGGCCGCTGCCGATGGTGCAAGGGCTCGGCTGAAGGTGACGACTCGACCCTCGTATTCACGGCGCGCGGCTACTGGTGGCATCGGTGAGCACTGACCCGAACGTCATGTTCTACGACGGTGCAGCAAACAACTACGACCTGACCCTCGACCCGAGATGCCTATGGGGCTGGGGGCCACCCTCGTGCAACTGCCCGTTCGGGCACGGCTGCTTCCGGGAGTTCGGCCACGCGGGTCGCTGCTGGGACGGCGGCGATAAGCCCACGAAGGACGACCCTAAATGCTGGTCAGCGCAGCGCCCGAAGGACTGGGACGCGACCGGCCGAGCGGAGGCCAATCGATGAGCACTGACCCAACCGACCCGCGCACCGACGAGCAGACCGCACGCGAGGACGCGGCATACAACGCCGGGTACGCCTCAATGCGCTACGACTCTCGCGTCTGGCACCAGGCACTACTCGGGGCCATCCCGGCGATTCTCGCTGCTGCTGACGCGGTTGGGGCGGTCCCCGAACCCACCCCGCCGACGCACTGCACTTGCGCGGATCTACTGCCAGAGGGCGGGACGGTCCAGCCGTGCCCGCTGCATGGCCTGTTCGGTGAGGAAGTTTGCGCTCCCGGCTATCACCGCTGGGTCTGCAACCGATGCCATGTTGGCGGCCCTGATGAGCGGGGCGAGGCAGAAGAGCGGGCAGCTAAGGCTGCTCTGCGGGCGGCTGTGCCCACCGACGAACCGACACCAACACAAGCCGAGGAAGGCACCGCATGAAGATTTACCTTGCATCTCGCTACAGCCGACACGACGAAATGCAGGGCGTCCGCGACGTCCTCGAAGCGACCGGGCACCAGGTCACGTCCCGCTGGATCGACTGCCACACCGATGTGGTCGGCGACTTCACCAGCTCGTTCACGCCGGAGTTCCTGAACGAGAACCCCGAGCAGTGCGCGCCGCTCGGCCAACACGACATAGACGATCTCGCTGCTGCCGATGCGGTGATCTCATTCACTGGGGGCGGCGGCAAGGGCGGCCGACACGTCGAATTCGGGTACGGGCTAGCGCTCGGCAAACGAATGATCGTCGTCGGCCCGCGAGAGAACATCTTCCACACGCTCGCTGAGGTCGAGCACTACGAGACCTGGCCGCGCTTGGTCATGGCTCTATCTCGTGCTGCTGCGTTGGCGGGGCCGGGCGTTGACGGGGCTCGCGCTGATCGGCTGGCAACCGAATGAGCGCCCCGACTTTCGATTCGTCGCCTGGCTGGTGCACGGTTGCGTCTTACATGGGCCGACCCGTGATCGTCCAAGCCGACGAGTTCATCCTGATCAGCGACGAGTTCCTAGAGAGGGCCGACGATCGATTCGTCGAGGTCGCTGAGGGGTTCGTACGGATCACCGTCCCGCCGCCGCACTACAGCACCGACACCGGCCAGATCAGCGACACGCCCCACAGCGTCACCTACAGGCTGACAGGTGACCGCGACCGTGATGGCAACTGGTACGCGGCCCTACAGGCGTCTCGGTGACCACCAACCCCGCAGACCCAGCCGACACGGCGGCTACCAGCCTGCCGGCCCACCAACGATCTACCATCCACACCATGACCAGCCGCAACACTCAGGGCAGCAACATCGCCCACGACCTCACCCCGCTACTGGTCGATACCGACACGCTCGTCACAATGCCCGACAATCCCCGCATCGGTGACGTAGAAGCCGTCGCCCGCTCCTACCAACAATTCGGGCAACGGAAGCCGATCGTCGCCCGCCGCCACGACCGGGTCGTCATCGCCGGCAACCACCAACTCGCCGCCGCCCGCCAACTCGGCTGGGAGCAGATCGCGGTCGTCTGGACCGACGACGACGACGCCACCGCGAAGGCGTACGCGCTCGCCGACAACCGCACCGCCGACCTCGGGTCGTATGACGATGACCTGTTGGCGGCGCTGCTGGCCGACGTCCAAGCGACCGGCGACGATGCGCTCCTCGCCGCGACCGGATACGCCGGCGACGACCTCGAGAAGCTGCTACGCCGGGTCGAGTTCATGGCCGGCCAGGGTGACCCCGACGACTTCGACCCCGAACCGCCAGCGGTACCTGTCTCGCGGCCAGGCGACGTGTGGCTACTAGGCCCCCACCGGCTCGTCTGTGGTGATGCTCTAGACCCCGCCGTGATCGACCTCGCGCTCGGCGGACAGCAGCCGGGCATCATCTACACCGACCCGCCATACGGCATCTCCATCGTGAGCGACGCAGGCAAGGTCGGACACCACACTGGCATGCCGTTCGGTGGGTTGAAAGGCAGAGGCAAGGTCGTGCCGACCACCAAGTACCGCCCCGTCGCTGGCGATGAGAACGCCGACGCAGCGGTCGCAGCCTTCACGTACCTGATCGCCACTTACCCGGCCGCTGCCCAGGTCTGGTGGGGAGGCAACCACTATTCTGCGAGCGCTGGCCTGCCAGACGCCACCTGTTGGCTTGTCTGGGACAAGGACACCAACGGGAACTTCGCCGACGCTGAGCTCGCTTGGACCAACCATCCCGGCGCGGTCAGGTTGCTTCGGCACATGTGGAACGGGATGCTCCGTGCGACCGAGCACGGTAAGCGTGTCCACCCGACACAGAAGCCCGTCGCGCTCGCCGAATGGGCATTCACCATCATTGACCCAGGCAACGAACGACGAGTCGTAGTGGATGTGTTCGGCGGGTCAGGCAGCACGCTGATCGCCGCGCATCAAACTCAGCGCATCGCCGCCGAAGTCGAGATGGAGCCGGCGTACGTCGACGTGATCTGCCGCCGCTACCAGCAACACACCGGCCAAACCCCGATCCTCGAGGCGACCGCCCAACCCCACGACTTCACCCAGGACAGTGCCTAATGGGCCGCAGGAACCCCGCAACCGAAGTCACCCCCGACACGATCGCGCAAGCCGAGAAACAACGCGACGCCCTCGAACTCCGCAAAGCCGGCGCGACCTACGACCAGATCGCGAAAACCCTCGGCTACGCCGACCGGTCCGGCGCGCAACGCCTCGTCCGCGACGCGTTCGCCCGGATCACCCGCGAAACCAGCGAAGAAGTGTTGACGCTCGAGTTGGAACGGCTCGATGCGATGCTGCTCGCGCTCTGGCCGAAAGCGAAGAAAGGGGAGGCGCATTCGGTGGATCGGGTGTTGCGGATCATGGAGCGGCGGTCGCGGTATCAGGGGTTGGACGCGCCGGCGCCGGTGCAGGTTACGGGTGACATGACGGTCCGGTACGAAGTCGTCGGCCTCACACCCGAGGTACTGACATGAGCGACAGCAGCGAGCCCGTGCTAGAGACCACAGACAAAGCCATATTCAGTCGCATTCTCGATTCCGTTCAACGGGGCGACTGGGCTGACATCGACGACCTGTTGCACGAGATCCGGGATCAAGCCAAGGCTGACGCGGTAGCAGACGACGACTCCGACGCGCTGGTCTACCGCGCGCACCTCGGCGAACTCATCCACGCAATCGGCAACTTATGCAACCGCTTTGACAACGCGGCTAGCGAACACAGCGTCCCTGTCGATGAACTGAGAGTCTTACTGTCATGACTGATCTTGAAACTCGGAACGCGCTCGCTCGCGAGATCCGAGAGATCATCGAGGGTAAGAAACTAGGTGCGCAGATCGCCGACCTTGTTGACTGGCTACTTCTGCACGATGGCTTCGCCTCCAGTCGCCAGACCGTCGCGGATGAGAGCGTCGACGCGTGGCGCAAACTCATTCACGGCGAGGACCACGAAGCGCTACTGCGCGTGCGTGCTGAGATCGACGATATGTACTCGACCAGCGACATCAGTCAAGGCGTTCGCGACGCGCTAATCGCGAGAATCGATGGGCGGCCAACTGAGAGCGATCTCACCGAGGAGTTCTTTGCGGAGCAGGACCGCGATGTGTGACGTTGGTGCGCGCTGCCCAGCCTGCCAAACCGACCTCGACCAATACGAAGTGTTCTGCGGATCGATCAACGGCGTCCACACGAGACGCTACGAATGCGCATGCGGCGCGAAGACAACCGTCACAATCCCCGCGCCGGGTCTGACCGTGACCAGGCAAGACGCCGAGTACAAACCATGAGCGAGCCCTGGCAGATGCACCTACAAGGCGGTCCGCACGACGGCCGGATCGTCGAGTCGACGAACAACGACCCGGTCTACATCCACCGCATCCGAATGGGCGACGACGACTACCGCCGCGACGACACCGACCCGTCCGCCAACTACGTTTACAACTGGGCCGGGCCCTGGCTGGAAGGCGACTAATGGCCTACGCCGAGATCCGCAAGATCGTGCAGGCCCACGCCGGCCAGCAGCCATGACCGTCCTCGAGCACACCTACCGGCCCCGCGGCGCCTGCGTCGACCTGTTCAACTACCGCGGCCCCGAAGTCCTCCTCAGCGGACCTGGCGGCACAGGCAAATCGAAAGCCTGCCTCGAATACCTGCTGTTCATGGCACTCAACTACCCCGGCATGAAAGCCCTCATGGTCCGGAAAACCCAGAAGTCGATGGGCTCGACGATCCTCGCAGAGATGGACCTCGTCCTCGCCGAATCGCTCCAAGCCGGCCAAGTCAAATGGTTTGGCGGCTCGACCCGCGAGCCGGCCGCGTACCGATTCACGAACGGAAGCCTGATCCTGACCGGCGGGATGGACACCCCCGCGAAAATCATGTCCAGCCAGTACGACTTGATCTACGTCAACGAAGCGTTCGAGCTCGTCGAGAACGACTGGGAGATGTGCACGACCCGGCTCCGTAACGGCAAGATGCCGTTTCAGCAGATCCTCGCCGACACCAACCCGCAGCAGCCGACGCACTGGCTCAAGCAGCGCTGCGACCGCGGGCAAACGAAACTGATGCTCGCCCGCCACACCGACAACCCGGCCTACGTCAACGACGACGGCACGTTCACGAACCTCGGCGACTTCTACATCAACGGCGTCCTCGAGAAGCTGACCGGGGTGCGCCGCGACCGCATGTACCTCGGGAAGTGGGTCGCCGCGGAGGGCATGATCTGGGAGGGCTGGGACGAAACGATCCACCTCATCGACCGCAAAGACCTACCGAACGGCCGTATCCCATGGGACTGGCAGCGGGTCTGGTCGATCGACTTCGGTCACACCGTCCCCATGGTCGTCCAACGGTGGGCGATCGACGGTGACGGGCGGATGTACCTGTACGGCGAGCACTACGCCACGAAGCAGCTCGTCGAGGACGTCGCCGCCGAACACAAGAAGCTCGTCACCCCCGACGCGAACGGGAAGGCGCGGGAGCCGCGGCCGGCGTGGATCGTCGCCGACCATGATGCGGGTGAGCGCGCGTCCTGGGAACGCCACTTCGGGCAGTCGACGATGCCGGCGAAGAAGAACGTTACCGAAGGCATCCAGGCTGTCGCGTCGAGGCTCAAGGTCGCCGACGACGACCGGCCCAGGCTGATGATCGTCCGCGACGCGCGAGCGATCCGCGACCAGGCCCTCGCTGATGCGAAGAAGCCGACGTGCACCGCTGACGAGATCGCGGGCTACGTGTGGGCTGATAATGCGACGAAGGAGCAGCCGAAGAAGGAAGACGACCACGGCTGCGACGCTCTGCGGTACGCGGTCGCTGAGCTCGATGTTGGTGGCCGGCCGGGGATGCGGTTCCTGACCTACTGACGTTGTAGGTTTCCGACAGTTCCGGCGCCGACACGCCCTGCTATTTGTCGGATTCCTACAAGTAGCGGCTACGATGCGGCACGTGACGACCTTCGAGGCAGCCGCGGTGTCGCTGCTCCGCTCATCGTCCGCGCGCCTCGAAGCCCGCGCCCAACGCAAAGCGCAACGCCGCGCGAACCGCGCCCCCGCCCTAGCCGTGGCGACCGTCCGCCGCGTCACGCTCATGGTCGGCGCGCTCGCCTCATTCACCTACGCCGCCGCGTCCTGGCACATGTGGGCCGGCCTCGTCGTCGGCGGATTATGCGCCCTGTACCTCGAGCAGTCGTTCAGCGATGACTAGGCACTGGGACCGATGAGGTCACCGGTCGGGACCCTCACCCGGTCCATCCGCAACAGCAGCAGCGACACCCCCGTCGAGTACGTCGGTAGCCGGTCGAGCGGCATCCTCGGCGGCATAGGCGGCGCGCCAACGTCGAACGTCGCGGGCCTCCTCGGGGCGACGAAACTGTCGGGCACCTGCTACAGCGCCGTCCGAGTCATCAGCAACGGCGTCGCGCAAGTCGAATGGAAGCTGTACCGGAAAGCGGCCACCGGACGAACCAGCTACGGCGACGACTCGAACCGTGAGGAAGTCCCGTCCCACCTCGCGCTCGACGTCCTCAACCACCCGAACCCGTTCATGACCCGGCAGGAGCTATTCGAGGCGGGCGGCCAGCACGGCGAGATCATCGGCGAGACATGGTGCGTGTTCGGCAACAACGGTCAGCCGAACGGCATGGGCGGCTACGTCCCCTCGTCGATCTGGCTGGTATCGCCGGACAAGATGGCGCCCAACCCGTCACCGAAGAAGTTCATCGACGGGTACACCTACTCGGGCCCTGACGGCGACAAGATCACGCTCAGCAACGACGAAGTGATGATGCTGCGTGTCCCTGACCCGCAGAACCCATTCCGCGGCCTCGGCTGGGTCCGAGCGATCCTCACGATGCTCGACAGTGAGAAGTACTCAGCGGAGTGGAACCGGAACTTTTTCATCAATTCGGCTGAGCCCGGCGGTGTCGTCCAGGTCGGCGACTCGACGAACCGGATCCGGCTGACAGACCCTGAGTGGGACGAGTTCCAGAAGCGGTGGCGTGAGACGCACCGCGGCGTGTCGAACGCGCATCGGATCGCGATGCTCGAGAACGGCATGCAGTGGGTCGCGAACGCCAACAGTCACCGCGAGATGCAGTTCGTCGAGCTCCGGACCGCGAGCCGCGATGCTGTCCTCGAAGCGTCCGGTCTGCCGGGGTCGATGATCGGTATCTCTGAGCACGTCAACAAGGCCAACGCGCAGACAGGTGAAGTGACGTTCGCCCGGTGGATCGCCCGCGACCGGCTCGTTCGATGGCGCGACGCACTAAACAACGACTTCCTACCCTTGTTCGGGCGGACCGCCGCGGGCCTCGAGTTCGACTACATCGACCCCACCCCAACCGATGATGCGGCCGAGGTAGCGGCGATGTATAGCCGGGTCCAATCGTGGGCGCTCGGGGTTGGGGGTGGCCTGGACTCTGACCAGATGTTGGAGACAGTTGGTCTACCGCCGATGGCGTGGACGAAACCAGCAACGCCAGCGCCGTCGTTCCACTTCGGGACGCCGCCTGGTAGCGACCCGGCGAAGCCCGAAGGGCAGCCGAACGAAGCCGACTCCGAGGAGATGGCCAACGCATGACCATTGAGTGACGTCCCGCCGCCAGCAACGCGACCAGCGCCCCGAACCGTTAGACGTTGCCGCGCTTGAGCATGAGCTCCGCGCGCAGCAGACCAAACCGAATCGGCACGACCGACGAGCCGCTGAACGCACCGCGCAGGCGGCCGAGGCTTCTGGTTTCGCCCGTGTCACTGGGCGCCGGTTCCGGTCCCGCCCGATCAACGGCGGCGGAGCATGAGACGCACACTGCCCGATCTCCGTAACGCCCGCGCCGGGATCGAACCGCATCGCATCGCCCGCGCCGAAGGCGCCACACCCGTAGGTCTGCGGATCACGAACGACGCCAACGACGCATCGATCACCGAGCTCTGGATCTACGAAGAGATCGGCATGTGGGGCATCGGCGCCCAAGACGTCATCGACGCTCTCGCCGAGGTCACGACCCCGAACCTGCGTGTGCGCCTCAACTCGCCGGGCGGGGATGTGTTCGACGGGATCGCGATCATGAACGCCCTCGCGTCGTTCCCCGGCGAAGTGACCGGCGTGGTCGATTCGTTGTGTGCGTCGATCGCGACTGCTATCGCGATGGCTTGCGAGACGCTGACGATGTCGCCCGGTTCGCAGATGATGATCCACCCGGCGTCGGGGATCTGTTTCGGCGACGAAGCCGCGATGACGAAGATGGCGGCGCTCCTCAGTTTCCAGACCCGCAACATCGCGTCGCTGTATGCGGGCAAGGCTGGCGGCACCGAGGCTGAGTGGCTCGGGCTGATGCAGGCCGAGACGTGGATGACCGCCGACGAAGCCGTCACCGCTGGCCTCGCGGACGACACGGGCGTCGTGAAGCAGTCGGGGCAGTCGGTCGTGCCGGCTGGGTTGCCGTCGTGGGATGACCTGTGGGACTTGAGCGTGTTCCGGTTCGCCGGCCGCGCGCACGCGCCAGCTCCGGGTGACAAAGCCAGTGGAAATTCCACAGCGAATGTCGCATGCGCGTGCGGGCCGAAGGGTTGGCCGCTCGTCGCCACCAGCACCAACCACTACGAAGGCTGCCCGCGACTACTCGACGGCTGCGTCCCGCGCCTGGCCAACCTGCCCCAACCCGCCGGCGTGCAGTGGGAAGTCGTCCCGTTCGACGGCTGCTGCGACATCTGCCAAGACGTCATCGACTCCGGCCCCTACGCGGAGGACGACCTACCCGACGTGCCCGTCCACCCGAACTGCGACTGCGAACTGCAAGTCGCATACGGCGTCGACAACCACGCTTCCTCAGCCATCGAGGCAGAGGCCAGGACGGACATCAACGCGATCGTCCGCGAATCGATTAGAAGGGTTACAGCAGCATGACAGCGGTCCTGTCCACGATGGCCGAGCTTGAGGAATTCCTCAACGACGACGCCAAGCTCAACGAAGCAGCGACGAACGACACCCTGATCAGCACGCTCAAGAACTCGGCGGCCCTGATCGAAGCGAAAGACACCGTCAAGAACGGTGACGGGTCGATCTCCGCGCAGGTCGCGATCGAGGTCCAGCGCGGAATCGCGCAGTACCTCGCCGACAACAACATCGACCCGGCCCATCCGGCCGCGCCGCTCGATCTACGTCCCGGTGGCAGCACCCACACCCGCGCGACCGACCGCATCAAGATCAGCAACCACGGCATGGAGATGATGGTCTACCGCCCCGGCACCGGCGACGGCCCCGGCGTCAAAGCGGACGGCATCTTCAAGAACGTCGCGGAGTACTTCCAGGCGGTCGGCAAGAGCTACGACAAGTTCGGTCTGACCGCGAAGCGTGAACAGCTCCGCGAGATCACGAACTCGGCCGGCACCCAGATCCCCGGCGACGGCGGGTTCCTCGTACCGGACGGCTTCCGCGACGAGCTGCTGTCCGTGGCGCTCGAGTCCGCTGTCGTGCGGCCCCGCGCGACCGTGATCCCGATGTCGACGCTGCGTCTCGCGATGCCCGCGATCGACGAGACGACTCACTCCGGGTCGATCCGCGGCGGTATCCAGTTCTTCTGGGGCGAGGAAGGCGCAGCGTTCACCGAGACGCAGGCGTCGTTCGGTCGCGTGCAGCTCGAAGCGAAGAAGCTGTACGGCTACATGGCCCCGCCGAACGAGCTGATCGCGGAGGCACCGGCCTGGTCCCGGTTCGTCGACCAGACGTTGCCCGAGGGCATCACCTGGTTCGAGGACATCGGCTTCACCAATGGGTCCGGCGTTGGTGAGCCGTTCGGGTGGAACAACGCCCAGAACGGGGCCCGGATCGTGTACGACGTCGCGACGTCGTCGCAGATCGCATGGGCCGACGTCGTCGGAATGTACGCCCGGATGCTTCCGTCGTCTCTCAGCCGCGCAGTGTGGTTGGTCTCGCCCGACGCGTTCCCGCAGCTCGCGCAGATGACATTCGGCACCGGATCGTTCCCGGCGCTGTTCACGGTCGGAGGCGGCACCGGAACCCCGTTCATGTCGCTGCTAGGCCGGCCAGTGATCGTGACCGAGAAGGTCTCAGCGCTCGGCACCGATGGTGCGCTCGCGTTCGTCGACCTCTCGTACTACCTGATCGGCGACCGACAGATCATGCAGGCCGAGCAGTCCGAGCACTACCTCTTCGGATCCGACAAGACCGCGATCCGGATCACCGAGCGCGTCGATGGCCGCCCGTGGATCCAGTCGGCGATCACCCCGCAGAACGGGTCAACGAACACTCTCAGCCCGTTCGTCGTCGCCTCCGGCTCGCACACCTGAGTCCTGCTCTGGGCCGCACCCCGGCGCAATTCCGCGCCGGGGAGTAGGCCACAACCGCCGGCAGTGAAACCCCGGCAAGAAAGGAACCACCATGGAGGGCTTAGGCCGTCTGTACGACATCGCGCCGGCGTTCAACCCGGTCGACATCAGCGGTGGCGCCGTCACCGGTAAGCGCGTCTACGTCGGCGACTGCACCGGCGCCGCGCTCGTAATCGTGAAGTCGGTCGAGGCCGGCACCGATGACCCGGTGATCACGTTCCAAGAACACAAGGTGTCATCGTCGGGTACGCCGATCACGCACAACATCGATCACTACTACTACAAGGCGCACGCGACCGCCCCTGAGACGACGGCGTGGGTCAAGGTCAGCGGTGTCGCTACCGGCGCGGTGACATTCACGGGCCTGGCCGCGTTGGCCGGGATCATCGTCGTCCCGATCAACATGACGTCGCTGTCCGACACGTACAAGTACCTCTCGGCCAACGTCGCGGACGCGGGTTCCACCGCTCAGCTCGCGACGGCGATCTGGGAGCTGAACGACCTGAACGTGCAGCGCGCCCCCGCGAACCTCGCGAAGACGCTCCGCTAGTCGGAAAGGACATCGGATGGCACTGATGGTGTGTCGACGCTGCACCACGAAGTTCGCTGTCGGGCTGCGCTCATGCCCTCAGTGCACATCCGAGTCAGCTTACGAAGAAGGGACCGAAGACGACATGGGCAAGACCACAGTTCAAACCGGGTCGACCGTCACCGATGTCGATGGTGTGACCCGCGCGGTCGCGCAGGACGGCACGGTCGGCGACCCGATCCACGAGGTTGACGCGGGCGGCGAGCACGGCCCTGAGCTGAAGCGCAAGGAAGGCACGACCGTCGCGCCGGCTAAGGCCACGCCGAAGAAGCAGGCCCGCGACTAGCTAGCCGGATCGGAGATGAGGGCGTGCGCCCAAGCCAGTGAGGAGGGAGCTAGTGCGTGACGCTGACCGACCCCTGGGCCGTCGTCATAGCCGCGATCATCGCGGGAGCGGTAAGCGTCCTCCTCGCTCGGCGCACCAGCCACGCGAAACGGGACGCGCTCGAGAAGCTCGTCGCCGCCGCAGTGGAGACATCTGACCAGAACCACAGAGACGAAATCGCTCGTATCGGCAAGCAACATAGGCAGGAGGTCGAATGGTTACAGAGCCAGATCCTCTATTACCAGCAGATGTCGGCGCCCCGCCAGTCTCAGCGGCCGAATCGACCACCGGCGGCCCTGTGATTAAAGACCCAGCGATTCAGGCGATCGTGGACGGCGGCACCGCGCCCTTCCTGTCTCGTAGCCAGAAGTTCGAGCGGGTTCTGCTGTGGGTGCTCGTCGTCGCCGTGGCTGGGCTCGGTTTCGGGTACCTGCTCGTGAACGGGATCGCGCACCAGGCCCGCGACGCGTCGAACAAGGCGGGCGCGTCGGTGCAGGCGTCGTGCCAGTTCTGGCATGACCTCTCACAAGTCCCGCTGTCGGACACGTCCACGCGGGTGGTGTTCACGATCATCGCGGACGCGCGGATCGCTTACGCCGGCCTGGGTTGCTCGCCCGCGTTGCCGCCGGCTGACCCGCGCGTCGCTGCGTTGCTGCCCCACGGCGTGCACTGATGATCATCGCCGCCGATGTTTCCTACTTCCAGCGGAAGGTCGATTCGTCGTACCCGCGTGAGTGGCTGATCATCCGTGGCTGCGACGGCGACTTCCTCGACCCGAACGCGTCGTTTAACGCTGATTGGTGCCGGGGCGCGGTCGCTCAGGGCCGCATGGTCGGCTGGTCGATGTACGTGGTGTACCGGCCCGGCGCGAACGGCGCGATCCTCGATAACCTCCAGGCGCTCGGCGGCCCGTTCGACCGGCTCGAGATCGACATCGAATCCTGGCAAGGCGCGATCCGTGGGGATCGTTCCGATGAGATCAACAGCCTCGCACTGGACCTGGCTGCGCTTGTCGGGGCGGGCAACGTGTGGCGGTACGGGAACCGCGGCGATCTCGCGAGCATTCACCCTCGGCCGCTGCCTGGTCAGTTGACGAGGGTCGCGAGTTACACGTCTGGCCGGCCCACGGATGTCCCGAACTTGATCGGTTGGCAGTACACGAACGGCGTCGAGAACCACACCGGTAACCCGGCCACGTCGGCGCCGTTCGGTGCTTGCGACCACAACGAACTTTACGTCGACCAGCCCGCACCCTCGGGCGGCGGCGGCCAGATAGGAGACGACCTAGACATGGGCGACTACACCCAGGACTTCGCCAGCATCAATGCGTACCTCGAGGAGATCAAGGACAAGGACGCGTCGATCGACGCGACCCTCGCGGCGATGCTGACCGTGCAGCAGCAGCAGGCAACGCTCCTACAGAAGATCATCGACGCCGAGAACACCCCGGCCGCACCATCCGCGCCCGGCGGCCCCGCCGCGCCCTCGTACACCGGCACCATCACCCTCACCCCGGAGGCAACCGCATGACCGCGCTCGGCATCCACAACTTGACCGCCGTCGTCCTCACCCTGATCGTCGGGTACCTGATCCCGTTTCTGACGTCGCTGATCGCGAAGCAGCACTGGTCTGGGGCGACGATGGGCCTCGTCACGACGGTCCTGGCCGCGGTCGCTGGGTTCTTCGGTGAGTGGGCCAGCAGCCCTGATCTGAGCCATTACGACTGGCGCTCGAACGCGCTCCTCGCAGTCGCCGCGCTTGCTGTCGCCCTCGCGAGCCGCGCGCTGGTCCTGCGTGGGACTCCGTTGGACGCGAAGCTCCTCGCGATCGGTTCACGCGCGCCCGCGCCGGCGCCTGAGCATGAGGCCGCCTGATGGTCGAGCTCGCCCCGTACACCGTTCACCGGCGCCATATCCCTGAGGCTGTCGTCTCGGGTAAGCCCCTCGGTCGCCACGTCCACCATGACTCGCGGTCTCTGGGCTATCAGGTCGTGCCCGATGGGACGGTCAAGACGGTCCGTTGGAATCGGACCATTCCCGTGCTCGATCAGGGCGACGTCGGGTCGTGCACCGGCAATGCCGCCGTGGGCCACCTCGGGACCAGCCCGGACGAGGACGCCTTGGCGAGCCTGGTCGCGACGGGTGCGCTGAAGCTCGACGAACCCGAGGCGCTCAAGCTGTATTCGGCGGCTGAGACGATCGACGGCGACGGCCCGTACCCGCCGAACGACAACGGCTCGAGCGGGTTGTCGGTGGCGAAGGCTGCGAAGACCGCGGGCCTGATCAGCGGCTACACCCACGCCACGTCGCTGGCCGCGGCGCAGACCGCGATCCAGCTCGGCCCGTTCATCGTGGGCTCCGACTGGCACACGTCGATGGACTCACCCGACGCGGCCGGTGTCGTGACCGTGTCCGGGTCTGTGCGTGGCGGGCATGAGTACGAGTGCATCGGCTACGACGCCCAAACGGACCTCTGGGAGTTCGTGAACTCATGGGGCACCGGGTTCGGCAAGGCTGGTCACTTCTTCTACTCGTCGGCGTCGTTCACGAAGCTTCTCGCCGCTGATGGTGACGTGACGCAGTTCGTGCCCTTGTCGCAGCCCGCACCAACCCCGACACCGGCCCCGGTACCCAACCCCCCAACACCGCCGGGGCCGGCCATACCTGTAGCTGTGCAGACGTTCCTCAGTAGCGTCCCGGCCGGGTGGGAGAACGAGGCGCACACCCTCGGCAACAAGACCGTCGCCCACGCCGTCCAGGCGTTGCGGACCACCTACGGCCTACAAAAATAAGAAATGAGGACCGAATGACGCAGCCCGATCCGCGGCTGGCGGCGAACGTGTGCCGGCAGTGCGGCCAGTCACAGATCAACGGCGGTGTGCAGGCGCCGATGGTGCATTACGGCGCCGACACTTATCACCTCGACTGCCTGCCCTACGACCTCGAGGCGTTGCACCGCGACCGTCATAGTGCGGCGATCGACGCGGCGAAGTCCGGGGTTCGGGGCGACGAGCTCCGCGCGGTCGTCCACAGCGAAGCAGCCGCGACGCTGGCCGCGGAGGCGACGCGTCTGACATCGAGTGATGAGTCGGCACCCGACCATGTCGTCTCGGCTGTCCATGCCGACGCAGACACGCACACCGCGCTCGCCGCGAGCCTGGGTGGTGCCGAATGACCGCCCTCGATGAGGTCATCGGTAACGCCCTCAATGACGCGATTCTCGCGAACGCGGCGTCGGGCACGTCGAACCTGAAGATCGGGTCCGTCCAACTGACGGCGCCGTATACCGTGTTGTTCGACGCGACCCGCGGCACCGCGTCGGTGACGGGCACGGCGATCACGGGGACCAGCTCCACGACGCTCGCCGGGAAGGTCGCGACCGCGTCGGCGTCGGTGTCGCATGTGCCCACGAAAGCCAACGACGCGATCATCTCGATCACGACATCGGCGTCGGGCACGTGGAACGGGATCCGAGTCCAAGACTCGACCGGCACGCCACAGCGTGTGCTGTACGGGCCCACGTCGGACCTGTCGAAGGCGTTCGGCTCCGGTGACATTCTGTCGCTCCCCATCGGTAACCTCACGCTCACGACCGGCTGAGCAGAGACCGTCGATGGCGTACGAGCTCCTAGCGAACCTCGTCTCGACGACGCTGAGCGCTTCGATCTCCTCGACGTCGGCGACGTCGTGCACGGTTGCGTCCGCAACCGGGTTCCCGGTGGCGACGCTCGGCGTGACCCAGTTCCGAGTCAACATCGACAACGAGCTCATCATCGTAACGAACACCGAGGGCACGAAGTGGACGATCAGCCGCGGCGCTGAGGGGACGACAGCGGCGACGCATTCCAGCGGCGCCACTGTCACTCAGGTGTGGACGGTTGCGTCGGTGACGACGCCGGCAGCGGCCCGCGACGAGGCGCGGATGGCGACGCTGGCCGCGTCGGATGGGCGCCGGTCGAGCGGGCTCGCGTTGGCCGCCTACCAGGATGCTCAACCCAACTTTGTCGAGTTGTGGCCGAATCTGAATAACTGGTCGGTCGGCGGCGCGAACGGCTCTCAAGTCTCGGCTGGCCGCGTCTACGGCGGCAGCGCGCCGGGTGGCTCCACGTCGGGGATGAACTACTCGTTTCCGGTGCCTACTGGTGGCGTGTTCCGGGCGGTCACCACCGTCGACTTAGGCCCCGCAAACGCCTCCGACTACATGATCTTCGGGGTCTCAACCGACGCGGCTGGGGCTACTCCCACGTCTGCGGCTGGCGCCGCAACAGGGATCGCGTTCTTGGACGCGGATATCCACTCGTGGGTGGCTGGCACTGACACCGACCTCGGGGCGATGCCGGCTGCGTCGCAGACGTGGGGCATCACCATGATCGCGGACGGCACCAACTTGACGTTCACGGTCAGCCGGCAGAGCGGCGTGCAGGGCGAGTTCCGGTACAAGATCGCGCAGCCGACCGGCATCAACAACATTTACCTATTCGTGTCGGACGCTAATGCGTTGTCGGGTCGCAGTTTCGGCCCGGTCGGGGTGTCCCGTAACTTGTCGACGATCACCCCACGGGCGGGCATCGAGGGTGTCACTCGCACGGTCCATTGGACGACCGACGCCGTGCCGAACAACTTCAAGATCACCCTGCCCGCGAATTACGACTCGCGGATCCCGTCGCCGCTCGCGATCTGCTTTCACGGCAACGGCGCCGACGAGAACCTGTACTCGGACAACGGCGACACCAACGCGACGGCGATCGGGCTGGGGCTACTCGCGGCCGGCTACATCGTTCTGACGGCGACGCAGAACTCCAACGGGTCCAGCTGGGGCGCGCAGGGCTCCCTGGACGCCTACTACAACGCCTACATCTACGCCCGCGACCATTACAACATCGGCCCGGTGGTGTTGCACGGGGATTCGATGGGCAACCTCGAAGCAGCCCTCACTATCGCGGGCCAACGCATCCCCGGCATCGTCGCCTACATGGGCGGCTCACCCGCGCTGAGCCTGCTCGCCTGCGCTATCACCGGCAGCGCGTTCCTGACCACGATCAACACCGCTTACGGCATCACCCAGGGCACCCTGTCCGGTGCGATGGCCTCGACGGGGCTCACGTCGGTTCCGACGACGGCGAGCTTCCCCACGATCGGCACGAAGCTGTACCTCGGCATTGATACCGCGAACGCGGAGATCGTGACCACGACCGGCGCATCAACCGGCACGGCGGTCGCGGTCACCGCTACGGCGTTCACTCATCTGAGCGGCGCGAAAGTCAGCGACTATCCGACGAAGACCGCCGGCCACGACCCGATGCTGCTCTCGGGTGATGCGTTCCTCGGTGTGCCTATCAAGCTGTACGCCTCGGCCAGCGACACCACCGTCATCAAGGCGAGCAACGCCGACGTATTCGGTGCCCTGCTCGCGCCGTACGCGAAAGAAGCAACCGTAGTCGCGGCCTCGGGGACGCACACCGACGCGTCGAACTACCCGGTTTCGACGACCGTCGCGTTCTTCAACAGCTACACGGGCGGCGCGCCGCTCGTCACCTTGCCGCCAGTCAACCCCGTGCGCCCCGAGCAGCGGCTCTACCTGCCCGCCGCGTACACCCTCACCTCGAGCACGTCGGCGCAGAAGCTATTCAACGTGCCGAGCACCGGGGCGTTCAATGTCGACGCCGAGGTCTACGAGTTCGAGTGCGAGTTCGACCTGACCGGCATGTCAGCGACGAGCGGAACCTTCTCGTTCCTGTTCGGCGGGACCGCGACGATCGGGTCCATCAAGTATTGGGCGTCGGCGCAGAAGTCGGCGGCGGTCGGGACTCTCGCGACATGGCCATCGAAGGTCGTCACAGTAGGGACCGCGTCCGCGTTGGTCGCCGCGACGACGACGACCACTGGCGCGGCCGTCATCCGGGGCGTCGTCGAGGTAACGGCTCCCGGCACCCTGATCCCCGAGGTTAAGCTCAGCGTCGCCTCCGCGGCTGTGGTCGGCGCGGGTTCCTGGTTCCGGCTCACTCCCGGCGCTGACCTGATCGCGGCGTGACCTGATGGCTTTCACCGGCCAACTCGGCGCGGCGCAACCAGGTGCGCTCGAGCTCGGCGCGGTGCCCAGCGGAGGCACCCAAACCGCGACCGTCGCCTTAGCGGTCGGCGTCAGTCTCGGCGTCGCCGCGCTGCGTGAAGCTGACGCCACCGTCGCGCTGAATGTCGGGGTGGCGCTCGGAGTGACGCCGCTCCGCGAGGCCGACACCGCTGTGTCTCTGGCCATAGGCGTCGCGATCGGAGTGACTAGCCAGAGGGAAACCGACGCGACGATCGCGCTCAGCGTGGGTGTGGCGCTGGCCGTGGCCGCCGTCCGCGAAACAGACACTACCGTCGCGCTCAACGTCGGCGCCGCGTTGGGTGTCACGGCACTGAGGGAAGCAGACGCGGCCGTTACCCTCGCCGTCCTCGTCACCCTGGGCGTGGTCGGCCAGGCCACATATCAGCCGACCGCGCCGCTCATCGTGACCCTTACGCTGGCCATCGCCCCGCAAGCCACCTACCAGCCAGCGGTCACACTG